AAATACTTGGGAAGATGGTTACACAAATAACTATAGAGTAATAAAAGCATCTTATGGACACCCTTTTTTAATAAGACCAAAATATAAAGACGGAAGATGTGGAGAAAGAAATGATAATGACGATGGGTATTTATGTTGGAAAGTATCTCGTAAAATTGGAAAAGGAGACCAAATGTATCTATCTGGTAGTGGGTTTGTTACTATCAAAAGTAAAAAATTTATTGGTGGAATTAGTGGTTCAGGTCAAGAAAACTGGAATACTATGTACACATTTAGATGTGAAGAGAATCAAGCGTGGATTGTCAATGATATTATTGTTAGAGAAACATAATTATTTAAATAAAAGTTATTAGGTTGATATTTATATACGAATTAAACTGGGATTTAAAATGATTAAATTAGTAGATTTATTAAACGAGGGTGTATACGACAAAGGAATCTTGAAAGCAGTTTTTCTTGCTGGAGGTCCAGGAAGTGGAAAGACATATGCAGCAGAAGGTCTGTTTGGTATACCAGAAAATATTAATCTGTCCTATACTGGATTAAAGATGGTAAACTACGACCAAGAGTTTGAAAAAGCATTAGAAAAATATGGATTTGGAACTGAGTTAGATGCAATGCCAGATGAGGTGTTTGCAGATTTAACGGGATATGATAAGAAGACAGATAAACCAGTTAAAGGTGTTCATAGTGGATTAAGAGATTATACAAAATCATTGACAAAAGCAAGACAGAAATTATATGAGAATGGAAGACTTGGAATGATTATAGATGGTACTGGTGATGATTATTCAAAAATAGCAAACAATAAGTCAAGACTTGAAAGAATTGGATATGATTGTTATATGGTTTTTGTAAATACTTCAATGGAAGTAGCATTACATAGAAACAATAATAGAAAAAGAGTTCTTCCTAAAAAGTTAGTAACAGACTCATGGCACAAATGTCAGAAAAATATTGGTAGATTTCAAGGATTGTTTAAAGGAAATATTGTTGTTATTGATAACTCAAAACATTTAGAAGAGGATGAAGCAAAAAAGAAATTTGACTCTTTAGCAAAAACTTATATTGATAAATTTGTAAAGAAACCAACAAAGAATCCAAAAGGAAAGAATTGGATTAGGAAACAAAAAATACTTAAGAAGAAGAGGTAGTTATGTTAGTAAACTTTGATGAAATAATAGAAGTGGTATTACATCACGAGGGTGGTTATGTAAATGACCCGAAAGACCCAGGTGGTGAAACTAATTTCGGAATAGCAAAAAGGTCACATCCAGATGTGGACATAAAAAATTTAACAAAAGATGGTGCTAAAGAAATCTACAAAGAACATTATTGGGATAAAAATAAAGTAGAATCTTTATCAGAAGAATTAAGACATATTTATTTTGATATGTGTGTGAATCAAGGTAGAGGTAGAGCAGTCAAAATATTACAAAGAGCGGCAAACGCTAAAGGAGCAGGTTTAAAAGTAGATGGTGGAATGGGGCCAAAAACAATAGCAGGTTTGAAAGGTGTAGAGTTAGATAGAGTTCGTGCTTATCGTGTAAAGTATTATGCAGATTTAGTAACGAGAAAACCTGATTTAGAAAAATTTTATTTTGGTTGGTTTAGAAGAGCTCTTGAAGTTTAAAAAAAGACTTGACATATATAGGCAAAATGTCGTATATTTACATAGATAGATTGGGGGTTTACAACCAAAATGAGTTTGAATACATTAACAGAAAGTTTAGTTAAAGATATTCTTAGTAACGAGACTAAGAAGACCCAACTATTAGCGTTCAATAAACTTGATGAATTAAAACTAACAAAGAATAATATCGTAGTTGTATATCCTGGAAGATTTCAACCATTTCATAAAGGTCATCATCATTCATATTCTCAACTTGTTAGTAAGTTTGGTAAGAAGAATGTATTTATAGCAACATCAAACAAAACTGAAGCAGGTAGGTCACCATTAGGATTCAAAGAAAAGAAAGTTATCATGACAACTATGTTTGGGATACCATCATCTCAGATAGTTCAAGTAAAGAATCCATATGCACCATCAGAGATTCTAAACAAATATGACCCAGATTCTACAGTATTAGTTGTAGCAGTAGGAGAAAAAGATAGTAGTAGACTAATGGGTGGTAAGTATTTTCAGAGTTTCAAAGGTACAAAAGATTTTGATACATACGAGAACCAAGGATATGTTATTATAGCATCTCCATTACAATTAAAGATTGGTGGTAAACTAATTTCTGGAACAATAGTAAGAAAACTTTTAGGTCAAGAGTTGGATGATAAGACAAGACAGAATATGTTTAAAACTCTTTTTGGAAAGTATGACAAAAGAATTGATATGATTCTAAAGAAAAAGTTTGAAAGAAAGTTGAGTTTCTTTCCACAAAAGATGGACAAGACAGATGGAGAGAAAAGAATATTGAACGATAAGTTAATTGATGCATTTATGAATGAGTCAAGTTACAATCTTACAGCAACAGATGACGGGCCTACTTTTATGTATCCAAGTCATAATACATTTATGGCATCTGCAAAAAGAAGAGCAGAAAAAATTGGATATCAGTTAGTAGACTTTGTTTTAGGAAGAGAAGATTTCTATGACCATCCTATATATGTTGACGCAGTTAGTTTCTTTCCAGCAGGTAAAGCAGGTGCTTTGTCTCCTATCAACAGAGCAGACTATAAAGGAACACAAGCATATGCTACTTGGAAGAAACATATATCAAATGTGGCGACACAAGCGGGATATGAGTTGTTAGCATTTAATAAAAAAGAAGAAGACGAATCTAAAACAAATGTAGAACCAGAACATGATTCTAAAAAAGTATTAGAAAAATATGATATAGTAAAAGATTTATTACCTTACTTACCAAACAATAATAAACACAAGGAGTTATTACTTATGGGTGGAGCCTATGGACACCTTTCACATCCGTTTGATGATAAGAACATGACATTCGGAGACATGAAACAATTAGTAGATTTAGCATTACAAGGTAAACTTGAATATGTAAGAGAAAAAACTGATGGTCAAAATATAATGGTCACATGGAAAGATGGTAAACTTAGAGCAGCAAGAAACAAAGGACATATAAAGAATGCAGGAAAAAATAGTTTAACTGCATCTGGAATAAAAGATATGTTCGCAGGTAGAGGTGATATAGAAGACGCATTCTTTTTTGCTATGAAAGATTTAGGAAAAGCAATTGGTAAACTAAATAAGAAACAAAGAGATAAAATATTTGGACAAGGTACTAAGTTTATGTCACTTGAAGTGATGTATCCGAAGACTGTAAATGTAATACCATACGGATTATCTATGTTATACTTTCATGGTGTAAAAGAATATAACGATAAGGGAGATGTTATCGGAGACGACAGAAGTGCAGCAACAAAACTTTCTGGAATGATAAAACAAATAAACCAAAGTGTACAAAAGACATATACTATCTCTGATATACCAGTAACTAAACTACCAAAGGTAGCAGATTATTCAAAGAGAAAAGGATACTACTTTGGTAAAGTAAATAAATTGAAGAACGAGTTTGGTTTGAAAGAAAGTGATGAAGTGTCTTTATATCATCAACAATGGTGGATGGAATATATTCTGAATGGAGCAAACTCTTCAGACTTCCCACATATAACAAATGATATTATGGTAAAGTTAGTACAGAGATGGGCATTTTTTGATAAGAGTTACAAGATACCACAGATGAAAAAAGAATTGAAAGACCATCCTAAGTTTTTAGATTGGGTATTGTCTACTGATAAACAAGACCATACTAAATTGTACAAAAAGAATATGGAACCATTTGAGAGATTATTTCTTGAATTGGGTGCAGAGATTATGAAAAACATGACGAACTTTTTATCTGCAAATCCATCAAAGTCAACAAGAATTATGATAAAAGATTTGAATAGTTTGATAAAGAAAATAAATGCATCAGACGATGTCAATGTAATAAACAAGTTAAAAACACAACTTGATAGATTAAATAGTATCGGTGGATTTGATGCTATTGTTCCAAGTGAGGGAATAACATTTGTATTTAAAAACAATTTATACAAATTTACTGGAACTTTTGCACCTATTAACCAAATTATGGGACTATTTAGATATACAAGATAGGAGAAAATAATGCCACATTCAATGGAAACAAGAAAAAAGATTTCCGAAGCTACATCAAAAGCGATGAAAAAAAAGTGGCAAGATTCTGAGTTTAGAAAGAAGAATGTAACATCAAGAAAAGGAAGAGTAGTAACTCAAAAAACGAGAGAAAAAATTTCCAACTCTTTGAGAGGTAAACCAAAGTCTGAAAAACACAGAACGGCACTTAAAATGGCTTGGAAAAAAAGAAAACAAGAATATAGTTTATATCACGAGGAATAAGGTTATGTCAACAAAACATGAAGAAAAGGCTTTACAGTCAATACTCAGGGGTGAAACTCCAGAGAAAAGGGTAATGGTAGGTTACCAAAGCGATAAGAAAGTAGAAAGTAGAGATGGTAAAACCATTGAGTCACCTTTGACAAAAGTAATGCAAGAGGCGAGAATGCCTTGGTTTTGTCCAGAGTGTAAAGGTATCATGAAGAAAAGAGCAGATGATAAATACTGGACAAGACACAAAATGTGTTTAGAGTGTTGGGCTAAAAAAGAAACCAAAATGAAAATTGATGGTACTTGGGATGAGTATCAAAGAGAACAAGATGAACTCTATAGGCGTTCTTATGTAAAAGATTTGAAAGCAGAATTAGAGGGATATATCAAGATGGTTTCTAAAGACCAAGATATCGCACAAGATAGTGGTGATTTAGAAAGATGGGGAATGACAGATTCTTCAGAAATTGTTGAGACTCTTAGTAAAGAAATTGTAAATATTGATAAATACCTAAGTGATGAAATTACTTGGGAAGAGTTAAGTGATGGACAATAAACTAAAACAATTAATCCAAAAGGAATATAAGAAATGTGCAGTTGACCCTATACATTTCTTAATGAAGTATTGTCAGATACAACATCCGATACGAGGTAAAGTACCATTTCATTTGTATGAGTTTCAGAAAAAATCAATAATGGAACTTAAAGAGAATAGATACAATGTTATTCTAAAAGCAAGACAGATGGGTATATCAACATTAACTGCTGGATATTCATTATGGATGATGATATTTCAACAAGATAGAAACATACTTGTTATTGCAACAAAACAAGATACTGCAAAAAACCTTGTTACTAAAGTAAGAGTTATGCACGATAACTTACCAAGTTGGTTGAAAGGAAAGTGTCTTGAAGATAATAGATTATCTTTAAAATTTTCTAATGGTTCACAGATAAAAGCAGTAAGTAGTAGTGGAGACGCAGGTCGTTCAGAAGCACTATCTCTTTTAATACTTGATGAGGCAGCATTTATTAAGGATGTTGATTCAATATGGGCATCAGCACAATCTACACTATCAACTGGTGGAAGTGCAATTGTTCTTTCTACACCTAATGGTGTTGGTAATTTTTATCATAAGACTTGGGTTGGTGCTATGGAAGGAACCAATGATTTTAATCCAATAAAACTACATTGGGATTTACATCCAGAAAGAAATCAAGATTGGAGAGATGAACAAGACCAACTACTGGGCCCTAAACACGCAGCTCAAGAATGTGATTGTGACTTTATAACTTCTGGTAATACGGTTGTTGATGGTACAATAATACAATGGTATGAACAAACTCACTTAAAAGAACCAATAGAGAAAAAAGGATTTGACGGAAACTTTTGGGTTTGGGGATATCCAGATTACACAAGAGATTATATGGTATGTGCTGATGTTGCGAGAGGAGACGGAAAAGACTTTTCTGCATTCCATGTTATTGATGTAGAGTCTATGGAACAAGTAGCAGAGTATAGAGGAATGGTTGGTACTAAAGATTATGGTAATATGTTAGTAAATGTAGCAACAGAATACAATGACGCATTGCTGGTTATTGAGAATGCAAATGTCGGTTGGGCAGCGATACAACCAGCAGTAGATAGAATGTATAAGAATTTATACTATTCAGCAAAAGATTTAACGA